GAATGCGAAAGATTTCCTTCCAGTCCATACTGCTCTCTTCGCGATTCTTACGGCGTGCTGCTTTATATTGTGTATAGTAATCTTTGCGCCAGCTGCCGCCATCGCACGCAATAATCATCTTTCCATATTTGTCACGGTACTTGAGGTTATACATGCGCAGGCTGTTAAGAATAATATGCCGAAGAAAATCTTCTTCAATCTTATTGCTCTTTGCTTGGCTAAATACACTTGAAATGGCAATGCCACTATAATCGATGAGAATCATTTTGTTTTGGTTGTTGTGTAATTATACTCTAAAAATGAAAGAATGTAAATTACTTTTTCCATAAATTTTTCACATGTTTGGCATGTATTTTGCAACCGATAAACTGATTATAGAAATCATCACGCAAAAGCACTTCTCGCTCAAAATGATACTTTGCTTCAATGTAGGACATCTCTCCTTTTGCTTTACAAAAATCAAGTATCTCTCTTGAGAAGGTGTCCGCCCGTTCAACAACCAATTCTTTAACGAGCTCACTACTTCCATAATATGTTTGCCAATCACTGTGTACAACTTTTTTACGCTTACGCTTTGTTCCTTTAAGCGGCGGTAGCTTTTTAATGGATGTTAGAAGTTTCTTGCCAATGTATTTTTTGCCATTGGAATTGTCTGTAACTTCATATATGAATCCAATATAGCCATCAGCAATTTTTATTGTTGCATCAGGTAATGTAAAAGTTTTTCCTTGGTAATACCATTCGCTCATGTATTATATATCAGAGCAATTCATCGTCACAAGAATCAACTTCTGAATTGTAATTGCGGTGAATACCACAGAAAGGGCAATGCTCAGGATACAACTCTTCAAGCTCATCAAAATGGTCTGCATCATCTTCTTCAACATCATTATAGTATTCACTGATATCATCATCCCAAATGATTTCATACACATGTTTACAGGCAGGACATTTATTGGTTTCAATCATTGCGGTTATGCTTCACATGTGCTACATGTCATAATGCTGCGTGCTAGCTCTTGAGCAGGATTTGCACTACGTTGATAATACAATCCTTTGATTCCGCTTTCCCATGCAAAAATCATTAGTTCATTTACTTCTTTTGGTTTGGCTTTTGGTGCAATCATTAAATTAAGACTTTGTCCTTGATCTATATATCGTTGACGTTGAGCGGCTTGAATAACAATTTCCTTTTGAGGAATTTCACCAAAGGTTTTAAAGGTTGCTTTCTCTTCATCCGTTAATGTTGTCAGATGTTGAACACTTCCACCATGAATAAGAATATCACGCCAAGTTTCGCTGTTGTCCAACGCTTTGCTCTTAAGCAACTTTGTGAGGTATGGATTCTTATATGTGAATTTACCCTTTGCAAGATCCTTAACAAAGTAGTTGCTGTTAAGAGGTTCAATACTTGGACTTACTTGGCCTAAAATAAATGAGCTGCTAGTGGTTGGCGCAATTGCAATGGTTGTAGCATTGCGGCGACCATATCCTTTTAACAATTCAGGTTCACCATACAGTTGTGCAAGTTGCTCTGTAGCAGAGTCACACTTTTCGCGCAATGTCTTAAAGATGCCAATATTTTCCATCTTGGCTTCCATACTCTCAAATGGCAAGGCTTTGCTTTGCAGGTAACTATGCCAGCCAAGAACACCTACACCCAATGCGCGCTGATTGATTGCAAACCGACGTGGAGCATCCATATGCGCCATTCCATCTGTCTTGTCAATGAATTCAGTCATAACACTATCAAGGAAATATACCAATGTTTCAATTGCATCAGTATCTTTCAGGTCATCCCAACGCTCAAGGTTGATTGATGATAGATTACAAACAAAGCTTTCATCTTTACAGGTACTCAAGAAAATTTCATTGCAAAGATTACTGGCATGGATACGTTTGCCTTTGTCCTTGTATACTTGTGGTGCAGAATTGTTTGCAGTATCACTAAAGAACAAGTATGGATAACCACTTTCAAAACGCTTCTTAATAACCAATCCCCATGTCTTGCGCGCTTCTTTATCGCCATCAATCATCTTGCGCATCCATGCGTCACTAACAGTAACACCAATACTCATGTCTTGAATGCTATGACCATCACCTTTGATTTTCAGGAATTCTTCAATGTCAGGATGGTCAATTGGCAGGTATGCCGCAAAGCTACCACGCCGAACATTCCCTTGTGATACAACACTCATCAGCTTATCGTAAAGCTCCATGAAGTGTACTGCACCAGTACTTGTTCCGCCAGTGCTAATAGGAGTACCTCTGCCACGCAATGCGCCAAAGTATGCACTTGTACCGCCGCCATTTTTGGTCATCATGGCAATTTCAGCGATTTTATAACCAGCAATCTCTTCAAGAGTATCTGGAATGTATGTACCAAAACAGCTGATTGGCAAACCGCGTGTACGTCCACTATTACTCCAAATAGGGCTGCTTAGCGAATAATATCCTTTGTGTAAATAGCTTTCAAATTTGTCAGCAAAACCAGCTATGCCCAAACGCTTTTCGGCTGCTTCTGCAATATCACGCATGCGACTTTCAGCAGTTTCTCCATCTTCCTCAAGCACATACCCTCTGCTTAGGAACTTTCGGCTGTCTTTGTTTAGCCAGTAAATATCTTCTGTACTCATAATCTAAAGTTATATATTAGAACAAGTCGTCCTCGCCAAAGCTTTGATTCTTCTTGCTATATTCAACCGGTCTAGAACTAAAAAAGTCAGTCATGTTGTTGCCATGCAGCTGCTCATCAAACCACATTGTTTCAGCAATCAATGCTTCATCAATTTCAAATGGTTTACGGAATCCAATTTGTGTCATGCTTTCATTGATACGATTCTTGATAAACTCCTTGAGGATTGGCGCGCTTAAACCAGTTTCATCAATACCGTTAATCATCCAATCTACAATCTTGCTTTCTGCCTTAAACGCTTCATGCGCGGCAGCAACAATACGCTCTTGCAATTCATCATCAAACATTTCTGGCATTTCCTCTCTCATGGTATTGATAATTTGGATGCCTACAAGTGCATGAATGTTTTCTTCGTTGCGTGTATACTTTACTTGTTGGTCAGCATGCGTCAACACATTTTCAAATGTCTTAAACCAATTGATAATATAAAATTGACTAAACAGGCTAACATTCTCAACAAATAATGTAAAGAGAGTTAGTGCATAAAGATATTGTTTGTTGCTATCCTTATAGAAACGATGTGTATACTTCTTTAGGTATTTGACACGCCCTTGAATCCATTCCAATTTAAGATTTTCTTCAAAAATATCTTCCATATCCAATACACTAATCAAACGCTCATAAGCATTGTTGTGAATCACTTCAGTATTGGCCATCACAAAACCCAGATCCTGCAATGATGGGTGCGGTAGATTGTCACCCAACTTAGCCCAAAAAGTTTTAACCGCAACTTCAATTTGGCCAATTGCGCTTAATGTACGTATAACAATTTCACGACGACGATCATCTAAAACAGTCTTAAAGTCGTGTACATCCGGCTGAAATGAAAATTCTTTATCAGTCCAAAATCCAGAATGCATAGCCTCAATAAATCCCTCAGTCCATGGATAGCGATTGGGTTTGCGAGAGATTTGTTCATCAAAAATAGTCATTTTAGTATTGTCAGATTTGTGCGGTTAAATGAAAGTGTAGTAAAAAAATAGGCTACAGTAAAGTAGCCTACCTTCTATAGAAATTATATATTAAATTTCCAGTTATGTAAATCTTTATTTTACTTTTTAAACATTTTCATTTAATGCGCGGCGGCGAATACTACGCATTGCACCAGTATCTCCATTGCGCAATATAATGGTATGATCACGATTTTTCATTGCATAATCATAAATAGCTTTTTCAGAGTCATCTTGAAGGTTTAAGTATTTGCTCCAGCGTTCAAACTTATTGCGGCCTGTTTCAAACTTACCAAATGTATTGCTACTAACATCAAACTGCATAAACTTTTTGCGACGAATCATAGTGTCGCTGTTATCATGTGGGCGATTTCCGGTAGGCGGCAATGCTACGTTTGCGGTGGTTGTATCTTCTTTTGTGTTCATCTTTTAATGTCGTGAGGTGTTACAAATAATGTTTGTTTGCTTTTTACATGATATACAGCATATACTGGCACGCCTAAAATATGTCCAACCGCTGCAGCATCTTCTTTTAATGTTACTTGGGTATTTATAATTTGCAGCTCTTCACCAGTTGTAGGAAATGGTACATTATGTACAAGTGAATATACACCGCACTGTAAACGCTTGTCTTCATTAATATACCATGTGCTTTCAACCAATGTTTGTGTATCAACTTCAACACCAGTTGCTTCGTAGAGAATACGAGAGATTGTTTTATCGCTCAGAGAAGTGTTTTCTTTAATAAGCCATAACGCCGCAAGATAGCTAGCAACAGTAGTTTTACCAAACGGTATCTTATTGAGTAGACGTTTGATACGAAATACCAATCTGTGAAAAATATTGTATTTACTGCGTTCACTCATATCAACTGGCTTGCGCAGCACCTTACCGGCATCATCAATAATACCTAGTTTATATGCACCAGTTTTTTCCCAAGGAGTTGTTAGCAGTCGCAAGAAACGAAATGCAAAGTATGTGTCTGTAGCTGTTGAAAATAATCCCATATGGTATTTATAATTTTTGAAGTGTGCGTGCTACCTGCAAGTCAATAGGTATATTAAGATACTCTCCATCAGGTATATT